ATCCAGAACTGAGGAGTCTTGAATGGAAGGAGACACATTAAATCATACTCATAGTTATTTATAATAAAATGACAATATTGAGGCTTAGATGCAACACGAAGTTCTAATTCTTTTTTTCTTTGGAAATCGAGAGCTAATTTTTTAACATTTGATGAGTGCAACACCATATACGAACCAAGTGAATCATCATCCATTATATCTTCATAAGTTTTCCCATTTTTGAGGTGACTGAATATCACTCTGGACGGTCCAAGTTGAGTTTCGGACTTTCTTTTTTTGTTTTCTTTTTTCTTCTGGTATTCTTGAAGGACTTGAGAAACATCAATCGAGTGCGAGACATACTCATTCTCTTTCGTAATGTATGCAATTGCTGCTTCTTTAAATTTAACCTTCTGATAGTTTCCTCTTTTTCCTGCAATGAAATCGAAGTAGGAAGGAGACCTAACATTAAAGTTTTTTGGTGATTCAAGATAGATATGTAGGTGGCTATGTCCGTCTTTATGCTTTTCTTTAGCAACGATAATCGAGCAATTTCTTGTCTTAACAGATTCCTTGATGCGGGCCAAAACCTGTTCTTTATCCATCTCACACTGTGGAAATGTGATAAATACACGCTTACAATTAAGCCTGAACTTTGTCGTATTCGGTATTGGTGATAAACCATTATCAACTGAGATCGAATTGGGGTCCTTCTCCAAATGGGTAGCAGTAGACACCGTGGTCAAATTGGGTAGGGTAGAAGTAGTAGTTGCCGTCACGATCCCAGTATGTAACAGAGTAGAAGTAGAAGTGCTTGTTGATGTGCAACACGTAGTCATTCGAATGAAGCAAATGAGAGGCTAACTTTTCGTCAAATTTTTGGTGCCAAAATTCACGCTCAGAATTATCAGGCTCTGGTAGAAATTCAGGACAGATAAAACGATGTGCACGCTTGAGACCAATATGATGATAAACAGTAGGAGGTTCCGTGGCGAGGCGAGGCGAGAGATCAACGCTGTAAAGGTAATATTATCACAGCGTTAATCGACACTCTCATTTCATTGGACGGGAATTTTCATTGGTACACGTCATCAGGAGTCTGTAAACATGTCAAATTTATCGGGCTGAATTATTGCAACACCGGAATTCGAAGCGAATTTAAGATATGATGAAATTTAGTATAGTTTTAGTGATGTAACATACCCTAATCAGTATAGTACTTGTCACTTTTTTATGTCAACAACCCTTATTCCTAACTTGTCACACCTTAATTTTCGTGGAAATCAATCACTTTTCACATAAAAGGCGGGAATCGAAACCAGGATTTATCTTGGAATTAGTATGAGCAACAAATCAGTGGGTGATTATTTTAAGAAACCAGAGAAGAGAAAAGCAACACAAGAAGAACAACCAGAATGTATCGAAATTCCCCATGGCGCAACCCATACAGGTCACTTTTTAGTCCCCGTGGGTTTAATAGGAGGTCGTATCCTGTATCTAGGCTTCGAAAGCCATACGGAGTGCGTGGGTTCTGGGCTGGTAGACGATCTACATATCGAAGAGTAACTACCAATATACGCACACCAAATAATAGGTTAATAAGAATGACTTATAGTGTACCTGAGAAGAAATTTATTGACACAACTGGTACAACTAATGTTCCAGAAACAGGAACAATTTCACTACTCAATCCTTTGGGTCAGGGTACATCAGTGGTAACAAGAATAGGCCAAAAAATCGTAATTCGTTCTATTGATTTAAGAGTAAGAGTTAGTGGTGCACCGAATAGTGCAACACCAACAATTTATGCTAATATGGTACGAGTATTGCTAGTATGGGATAATCAACCGAATGGAACTTTAGCAACACCTTCGGATATTATTGAGGATTTAACTGCTGGTACTGGTGTCATTGCACCACAGCAAAAAATTTATATTACAAGATTTAGAATATTATGGGATAAGAAGTTTATGCTCACTAACTTAGTAGGAGCTAATTCCCCTACTGAAAAAGTTAATGATATGGATCAATATTATAAGAAAACGAGACTACAAGTAGGATATGCAGATAGTAACAATGGTGATATAACTGATATCATAACAGGAGCAATTTATTTGTTAGCAGTCGGGCAACATACTGCCGCTGCAAATCAAGGAACACTTGAATATTTTAGTCGTATTAGATTTTATGATAACTAAATGGCTTCATCACAATAAAGATCACTAATGTGAATCGGACTCCCATTCGTATCACGAATAGGTTGAGTAATTACCTCATAATCATTATATGATTTTAATTCGATTACCCTAAGTCTACTCATTAATGGGGCTAAGTCAACAACACTTTTTTTGTGATAAACTTGTTCGGGAGTATAGTTGGAGAGAATGAAACATGGAATATTTTTCTTTTTAATTCTTCCTCCAATAACATATTTTCCTGGCAAATCCATTCTTGAACCTTGAAGAAATTCATTGAGAAATTGAATGGTTAATTGACCCTTGAATTCATCAATATATGCAAAGTCAAACAATGCATCATCCCATTTTGCATGATCATTATTCGTGGGAATATGGTATCCTTGCAAGCCTGCATCGAAGAGCTTTGAAATTATAGTAGTCTTTCCCACATTGGCTAACCCGTGAATCCAGAACTGAGGAGTCTTGAATGGAAGGAGACACATTAAATCATACTCATAGTTATTTATAATAAAATGACAATATTGAGGCTTAGATGCAACACGAAGTTCTAATTCTTTTTTTCTTT